GTATTGTTTCCACGAATGACCACAACCCAAAAGAACGCCATTGCATCACCCGCAGCGGGATTGGTTTTGTACGATTCCACAACTAACAAATTACAATGCTACAATGGTAGCACTTGGAACGATTTATTCTAATTTTGTAAATATATGCAAGCAATAAAAATCAATAGTAATGTAAACCTAACAAGTGGTTTATCAATCCCATCGGGTTCTATCGTAGTAATCGCCGAAGGTTACGCCGACATTAAAAGTCAAAAAGACGGAATCATCCCCGCCCAAATCGCAACCTTTGTTTTTGCAAGTGTACAAGCATTGGCAGAAGGTAAAGCCCCGATTCAAGGCATTGAAGATTTTAACACCACTTTTGCGGGCTTGGAGTTGACCGTTGCGGATTACGAAACATTGGCAGCCGAAACCCTTTTAATCAATGCGGTTTATTCTGCTTTAAATGCAATTTACCCCGCGCAGGTTGAAGTAATCACTTTGTAAGTTTAAACCAGTGAAGCAATTTAATGACACTACAGCGGCCATCGCTACGGCCATTTCTGGCAGCTCGACTGTCATTCATTTTACGCAAACTTGGCAACCTGTTGCTAGTTTCGCTTTGGCTTTTGTTGGTATTATTTCGGGCCTGTTGGCTATTATTTATTGGGCTAAAAAAATTAATCGTCTCAAATGACCGCCGCAAAAAAAGCAGCAGCAGCTACAAACCCGCTGCCTATTAGTTTCGACCAGTTCAGAAAAAACCCTGTAGCTGGTGTCGCCTTTATTGCTTTGGCTGGTATTTCTTATATGTATTACGACGCCAAAAGCACCCAGTCAGCAGACAAGGCCGCAAGCGTTTTAAGGATGGAGAAACTAGAGTTAAAAGTAGAGAAGCTTACAAACACAGTACGCACATTAGACAGCGCCCTAGCTTCTACTAGCACCGAGTTACGCATTATTCACACAGTAAAAAAGTTATGAGGTATTTAATAATTTTCTTTTTGTTTTTCATTTTAGCGGTAGAGGTAGCCTTTCCAGTTGGCGCGGCACCTCAGCCAGAATACGACAAAATAGAGGCATTGCTTGCACGAATTGAGGGCAATTTAAAACAGGCTGCTGGGGTTATTTCTGTAGCCAAAGCAAAGAGCGCCGAAATGGTAGAGGCCAAAGTACAGGAGAAGGCCGAGCTAAAAGAGGCAGTAGTGCAGGCCGAGGCTAAAGCAAGCGTTTACGCTGCGCGAATGGTTTACAATGGACTTGATACCGCGATGCCCGCAGAAGGTGAGCCAGTGGTTGACACTGTAAGCTTAAACAATATGCTAAAACTAAACGGGTTGTAATGGCAAAGGCGAGCGCAACAGTTGGAAAGTGGCAACCAAAGCCCAAGCGTAAAAACAAGGGCGTACATTCTAAAAACAATAAGCCCGCGAAAAGGTACCGCGGCCAAGGACGATGAAAAAAATACTCGAAATATTTAAGGGCGACAAAGGCGAGTTTTCCAGCAAGCGCTTTGTCGGCATTATTGGCGCTTTTGTTCTGTTTGGAACCATGGCTCACAACTCACTCAGCCCGCAGGAGATTGCACCCAGTGCGGAATTGGTGGCCGCTGTTGAATGGGTTACAATTTTAACCCTTGGCTTTACTTCTGTCGACAAGTTCAGCGGCAAAAAGAATGAGCAAGAGTAAGCTTACTATTTTGCTGGTTGCTTTGCTGGTGTTCTGCGGCATGGCTTACTTAGAATTTGCCGTGCCAAAGACAGAGCGCATAGTACACGGCCCAGCTATTAGAGTAGTAGAAAAAGACTTAGACACGCTCTACCAAATTAGGCTTAAATACAAAGCATTGCACGACACACAAATAGTTATAACACAAAAATATGACACGCTCTATATTAGCCTTGCTGGTGACACTAGCTGCGCTACAACCCTGCGCTTACTCGCAATGCACAGACAGCTCGACAGTAGCGGCAAGTAATTACTATTTACTGAAGGGCGCACAGGCTCGCGAAGACTTGGCCCTGTGTATTGAATACCGCAAAATAGACGCCGAGGTTATAGCCCAACAGGACAAAATCCAGTCTAAGCTATTAGACGAATTGCAGAAGCGCGACGAGCGCTATAAGAAACTTAAGCGTATTACTACGGGCCTAGCAGTTGCTTTGCTTTTATTTATATTTGTATAATATGACACCAACACATTTACAGTTAAAACTCAGCCTAGAGGCTAAGAAATATTTGTTTTTTGAGCAAGGCGACTATAACCTAAATATTATAGGTATTCGCAACTCTGCTACAGGCAAAAAAGTTACTAACGCTTTTGACGACTTTATTACTGTGGCCTTTAAAAAGGACGGCGTCTGGATTGTAAAGACTTGGCCCTGTACAGTTGACAACGGCAAGGGCACTGCTCGCTTAGTTCCTAACCAGTATAGGGGCTCGCACCATGTAGGCTTACACCAAGGCAAATACGAAGCGCTTAAGCAATGCGGACCCGTTACCGTTTACAGAGACTTTAGTAATGACGGCGTATACCAAGAGGACAAAAAAGAAACTGGTATTTTCGGTATTAACATACACAAAGCTGGGGCCGACTCTGTGCGAGTTGACGACTGGAGCCACGGCTGCACCGTATTTAAACGCGTCGCAGATTTTAACGAGTTTATGCTAATAGCAAAAAAAGCGGCCACCATTCACGGCAACCGCTTCACTTATACGCTTATTGAAACTAAGGACTTATTACAGAGCCTCGGCTAACATGTCGAGCACTGGCAACAGTATACCCTTGCTAGTGTTTTCGTCGCCGCCTGTTATGTCTCGCTCTGTTTTAAAATACTTGCGGCATATTAGCTTTAGCTTTATAACGCTTATTAGAACGAAAGTTTCTTTAACTTCAAAACAGTAATAGTCTGCTTGCGTAGTAGCCAGCCCAGACGGTTTGCCTCGGCTGGCGTATTCTACAAAGACATTGCCTGTTCTATGTGCTGCCTTGTCGCTCTTAACTTCTATGCGCTTATTTGTCAAAATATTAGCCAGTTCATGCTCTGCTAGTTGGCCTATAATTAAGTCGTAACGAAAGTCAGAGTTATACTGCATTACTTTTTAATGGCTTCGTTAATAGCTGCAACGGCTTTGGGCTCTTCGTGCTGAATGTCTACGACCTCCTCTGTACTGTGCATGCCCATAGTAATCTCTGGGGCATAAAGCCTACCAAAAAACGCAGCGGCTCGGTACCTCATCATTAACTCGGGCATAGTTTTCCACTTGCTGCCCGCTTTGTCTAGCCAGCCTTCTGCCTTGGCCATGTCCATAGTAACGGTAGGGCCCTCTAGCAGCTCGCCTGTGGCCTTCTCTTGACAGACGGCTTTAATACCCTTAGACAAGTCGCCAACAAAGCGCAGGGCGGTAAATTTGCCAGAGCCGTTAATAGCTGCTATAATAAACGACGAGCCCCAGCTAGGGCGGCCGTGTATTATATTTAAGTTTTGCATAACCATAAGGGGGCTAGCGCCTATTCGGTTTGCAATTTCTAAAGCTACAAGCGTATTAGCTACGTTGTTTTTGTACTGTTGGGGCACCAAGTCTGAAGCGCTAAGGGCTTTAGCTTGTCTCTGGGCCATTTCGAAGCTGCTAAGTGGTGCGGCTGTTTCGGTTAGTTCTGTTTTATTTTCCATGGTTAAATAGTGTTAATTCCTGTACTGTGTCGCCGTAGCCTTGCCATTCGTCAATATTAAGGCAGGCCTCAAAGGCTTCTATGTTTTTACGGTAAGCTTCGCGGCCTCGCTGTATGTCTTCAGCGTTCAAATAATAAACGGCCACTAAATGCGGCGGGGCTTTCTCAACTGCAATAAAAAAGAAACCTTCGCAGGCCTCATTATAGGCTCTCTCGAAGCCGTCCATATAAAAGGCGGCCTGCACGTTATAGCGGTATTTATGACAGCTTCTAGCAAAGCCTTTGGGGCTGGCGTCGTCTGTTGTTTTTAAGTCTATTATAATAGAGTTAGTAGTAAGCCTGTCAAAAATGCCACGGCAAGGCAAGCCGCTTACTTCGTCAGTCCAGTTAACCATTACTTCGCTTACCCCTTTTAGGCGCAGCAAGTAACTGGCTGCTGGGTGGCGCATAACAGAGGCGTTAATACCTTCTATTATTTCGTCTTGCTCTTTGGTTAAAACGCTTAGGCCCTGCGCCTGTTCGCTGAAACTTTCCCAGAGGGCTTTACCCTCTTTAGTGCGCCTGTCAATACTGGGGGCAATAGTGAAACGCTTACCAAACTCGGCAGGCTCTAAAATTCTGCAGTGTACAGCCTTGCCAAGTAATAGCGCGGGCGTTTCTGTGCTGTCGTCTACCCCGTCTATATATTTGCGCTTATACAGTGACGGCGCCTTGTTTATTAAGTCTAGGCGAGACTTGCTTAAAATGTGTTCTGGCTTCATGTTTACAAAAATACGGCTTTCGTTGTTATATTTGCAATATGACAAACGAGAATTTAGTTAAACACTGGCGCAAGCAATGCGTAGACAAGGGCACCAGCTTAGCGCAAATTTGTAGAGAGGTAGGCATAGAGCGCGAGGTGTTAACCCGCTGGGAGAAGGCCGAGCCGAAAAGCATAAGGCTTATGCGGGCTATAAACGAGGCAATAGAAAAGAAATAAGTTATATTTGCGCCTCGACTTGGTTAGTCGGTGTTCTGTTCTTCATAGGCTAGCCCTCGGTTTTACTGGGGGCTTTTCTTTTTTGTAAACTTTTTTTACTTTTTTTTATAATTTATTTGGTAGTGTGCAAACTATGTGCGTATAATTGCATACACAAATGACAAACACTATGAAAAACACAACACTAACAACCGCTGATTTAAAAAACGAAATCAAAACTTTCCGCTCTATTTTAGGCGACGACAAGGCACTTGTAAAATGCTGCATTAAGTCTAAGCGTTATTTTCAAGAGTCAAAAATTAAAGAAATTTCTATTTCAACTTTTGCCGCTTTAGTTGACATTGACAAAGACTATTCAAAGCGCATTTTAGTAAAATTAAATTCAGACATTTTTAACAAAAACATGGGGGCTTAACCGCCCCCTTTAAAACATAAAAACATGAGCTTAGACATTATTTACCCAATCATTTTAGCGCCTGCTACTATTGCGGTGGCCTACTGCGCTCACTTAGTTAAAAAGTCGTTAAGAAAGTCTAAACAGGAAACGCCAGAGGCTACGCCTTACCAGTTCGAGCGGGACCAGTTTATACCAGAGTTTGACGAGTTTACACAAATGCTTTACAAGCGCAGAATGTATAAAGGGAGGGCCCACAAATGAGACCAGAAGACTTTAAAATTACAATGTGTTTTGACGGCTGGGTTTTTACCGTAGAAACGGCTAAGCCCGTAGACATTCACGAACACATGGAAATTATAAGAGCCCTGCTACTCGCAGCTGGCTACTCAGAAGCTACACTAAACGAATACTTTAATAACGAACCATGAACACACCAATAGAAAACTTAATTTTAGACTTACTGGGCCTCGAAGACAATAATAACTTTGAGACGCGCCACGGTTTACACAGACAGCCAAGCCAAGTATTACGCATGGCTATTATTTTAGCTGAGCGCAGGCTTCAAGAGGAGGCCGACACTATTATTAAAGCCTACAACAGCGCAGGCGGCCCAATAGACGGACACCGTTATTATAATAACATTTTTAGACAAGGACCGCACGCCGAGAAAAGCTACGCTGGTTTTAAATACACCTTAGAAACCTTTAGAAAATTAAACCCATGATTTACATATTTTACACCGCCTTAAGCCTTGCTGCCGTTGTTTCAATAGGCACTATTTACGAGCTAACACAGAAAGTTAAACGCGTTGAAAAGCTACATAAGCACAGCGTTAAAAGAGCCGCAGCTTTGCAGCTAGAAGCTCTAGACTTAAATAGCAAAATTAGACAGTTAGAAGACACCCAGAAAACTTGGGCCCGCATAGCTGGAGACCTTAACGACGAACTTAGAGACGCGCGTTATAGTCACATACAAGAGGTAGAGCAGCTTAAAAGCGACGTCTGGAAGGCTGGCGAGTTTGGCCGCAGGGTTAGAGAGCAGAAGCGCCGCCACATGGCTAAGAAAAGAAAGGAGGCTAAAAGTGCAAGTATTAAATAACGAGCCAGACTATTTGGTATTATATGGCCAATGCAGGCGCAAAATAGCGCACCTAGAGACGCAAATTAATAAAATGGTAGCCAAGCACAATAAAGAGGTAGAAACGCTTAAAAAAGAGCTAAACTACCCTAAGCTGGTAGTTAATACGGGTAACATTTCACAGCCGCACAAAGTGCTTTTAACTGTTTGCCAAGTGACTAACACGACAGCAGGCGAGTTAATGGGTGAAACCAGAAACCGCACTACCGTAATAGCCAGACAGTTATTTTTCTATGTGGGCCGCTACGAGTATAACTTTAACTGGGTTACTATGTCCGACTTGCTAGGCAGGCACCACAGCACAGCTATACACGGCTCAAAGCGTTACAGCGAGTTTTTAGAGCTGGGCTACAAACAGGAAACCAAAATGTATAACGCAGTAATTCAGCATTTAAAGCAATGAAAACTTTTATAATTACAGTCGAAATAGAGCACACAGACAAAAGCTTTAACAGCACCGAAATACAGGAGTTTATAAACGGCATTTCACTACCTCAAGCCGAGTGGGTGAAGGTTATGAAAAAGGCTTTTAAAGAAACTACGCTAGGGCACAACGCTTTTGGCATCGAGGTAACTTATGCAATAAAGGAATGAAAATACAGGACATTAGAATTAAAGAAAAGCTGCAAACTAAAGCGCAAAGACTGCCCATGGCTGACTCTTTTATGCGGAATATTCAAAGCCATCACAGGTACAGACATTTTGAAACCTTAAAAGACATGCTTTTAGACTCTTTTAAGTGGGACGAAACGCCAGAGGGCCACGACTACTGGCAGGGCGTTTTTGACTCAATAGAAACCGTAGAGCTACTACCTTGCCCAAAATGCGGACAGAGCCGCCGTATATGCTGGAGGCCAAGACTTCAAGAGAACCACTGCCCAAACTGCCGAATAAATTACATATGAGCAATTTAACAGGCTATAACGAAAGGGCACCCAGTGAGCTGCTCTGGGCTGTAGTTATTCTACGCGAAGACTTTGGCTATACATTTAGACAGATTGGCGAGCGCTTAAATTTAAATAACAGAGTAGCCAATAAATACTATGACATTTTTTATTCAAACCCAACTAGAAAAAACGAACTAATAACCAAATTTTTATTATGGAACCAAACACCACCCCAGTCGAAAACTACACTATAAAAGTGTTAGAGTTACTTATGGCTTATGGCCGTAAACAGTTAAGCGAGGACCAGCTTTTAACAGCCGTCGTTAAGCTTAAAAATGAATGTATAGACGCCGAGAAGCGCGAGCATCAGAACTGGTTTAACAAGGGCTTTGAGTTTTACCACGCCCAGCTAATACAAAAAACCGAGAGAAGCGCAAGCCATGGCTAAAGACAAAAAGTCGTTTATTTTGTACTGCGACCAGCACGGCCTTTTTAGTAAGTTACCAGACGACAAAGCAGGTATGTTAATTAAGCATATTTTTAGCTATGTAAACGACTTAAACCCAGAGACTGAAGACTTACTTATAGAGGTTGCTTTTGAGTCAATTAAGACGCAATTAAAGCGGGATTTACGCAAGTACGAAAACTACATAGAAAAGCAAAAAGAAAACGGCAAAAAAGGGGGACGGCCAAAAACCCAACCCTTTTTAGACGAAACCCAAAAAACCCAAGCCTTTTTTTTAAAACCCAAAAAAGCTGATAATGTTAATGTAAATGATAATGTTAATGTAAATGATAATGTTAATGTTATAATAAAAGAAAATATAAAAGAAAAGGGGTTTCAAGTGCCTAGCCAAGCCCAAGTAGCAGCCTACATGCAAGAGCAAGGCATGGACGACTTAAGCGAGAAGTGGCTGGCGTTTTACGAAGCCAAAGGCTGGCTTATTGGTAAAAACAAAATGCGAGACTGGAAGGCAGCTGTTAGAACTTGGAAAACAGCAGTAACCACTACACAACAAACCACAATAAAACTAAAAGCAACCCTCGACAATGATTAACGAAGAGCACATTATAGGCCAGTTACTCTTTTATCCAGAGTTTCACCACCACCTCCCGCGCATTAAGCCCCAGTGGTTTACCTTGCCTTTGCACCGTAAGCTTATAAACCTTATGACGTCTTTTTACCTTCAAAATGAACCCTTCGAAGTAATGAGGCTCTCTAAGGAACTAAAAAGGGACGAGTTAATGTCTACCCTCACTATACAGCAGAAAGTTGCTTATAAGTCAAATTTAGGCCCTTATTTGGCAAATCTTCAATACGAATACCTACACGAAAAGTTTGTTAAGGACTTACAAGGGGTAAATTACAAAAAAGAACTAAAGGAACTTTTAACCGAAGTACAGCAGTTAATAGACAGCGCAGAGTTTAGCGTAAGCAAAGAGCCTAAGAGCATTATTAACGAAACTAATAGAGTCGTAGACTTAATTACTGAGAACATAAAGCACGGCAAAAAACTAACGGGCAAACCTACTGGCTGGCAGTTTCTAGACAAGTATATAGGAGGCTATAACAACGGCGACTTAATCGTAATAGCAGGACGCCCAGCAATGGGTAAAACAGCAATAGCTTTAAGCCTTACTAAAGACTTTGCAAGCGTTGGAGGTAAGGCGTTATTTCTGTCTTTAGAAATGTCTAACGAGCAGCTGGCTAAGCGTTATATAAGCCTCATAGGGCAAATACCTAACTACAAAGTCAGAAACGGCAACCTTAAAGAGCATGACGTGCTAAAGCTGTGCAATGTAGCCAACAGCCAGACAATTAACTTTTTTATTGACGACGACCCAGAGACTTCTATTAACGACATCAAAGCAAAGGTTAAGCTGCACAAAGCAAAGCACGGGCTAGACTTACTGGTTATAGACTACATACAGTTAGTGAAGGGCACCAAGCAGAACAGAGAGCAGGAAATAGCAGAAATAAGCAGAAACCTAAAGCTATTGGCTAAAGAGCTAGGGCTTACTGTTATAGTCTTAGCACAGCTTAGCAGGGCCTCTGAGACACGACAAGACAAGCGCCCACTACTTAGCGACCTTAGAGAGTCTGGTGCTATTGAGCAGGACGCAGACGTTGTGCTATTTCCTTTTCGCCCCGCTTATTACAGTCAAGACAAGCCACCAATAGAAGACGCTGAGCTAATTATAGGTAAGAACAGGAACGGCGAATGTTGTGTAATCCCTGTTAAATTTGAAGGCCAACTCACCCAATACACGA